GCATCGGTACGCAGGGATCCTACGACGTGCGGAAGTTCCTGCTGCGTGCACCAACGGACGGCAGGCGCTCCGCTCTCCGGTGGGGCAAGAACGGCCCCTATATGAACGTGCCGTTCACGCGGCGCGGCGCCACGTCAGAGACCCCGGGACCGCTCGAAATCGAGCGGCTCGGAGGGCGGCGGGCGCTGGCGGCGGCTCGGAAGCTGGGCGCACGAGTCACGGACCCCGCGACGAAGAAGCTGCTGCAAGGCGGCGGGCGGCTGGGTGCCGGCATGGCGCCGAAGATGCGCGCACACCACGTGTCCGACCCCCTGGCCGGGCTGGTGCGCGAGGCGAGTACGTACAGCGGGGGCAAGTGGCAGACGAGCGGCTACAAGGTGTGGCGCCGGGCGAGCTGGGCCAACCGGCACCCGCTGGCGTGGCTGTCGAGCGGGGTAAAGGCCCGGCACATCGCGCGCCGCGTCCGCGGGAAGCTCCCCGACCTGATCCGCGAGGTGTTCTAGGTGCTGCTGGACATGCACATGGTCCACGCGGTCCTGAACGGGTGGACGGTCTACCGCGACTCGTTGGTGGCCTTCCGCGGGCTGTTCCCCACGTTGGGGGACGCCGTGACGTTGCGCTGGCACACGCTGCTGGTCGATGAACCCCCTGCGGTTCGCTCCGCGTTCGCGCCCGGGACCCCCGAGGGGTTGCCGCTGGTGACGATCGAGCTGACCGGGGAGAGCGTCGAGAACCGCGCGATGAGCAACCGGCTGGGGACGACCAGCACCCCCCAGCATGAGCTGGGCTTTGGCGTCCGGCAGACGACCGAAGTCACCATCATGTCCAAGCGCGACGAGACGCTGCGCGCGCTGGCAGTGATCGTGCGCGCGGTGCTGCTCCGAGCGGTTCCTAGCTTTCAACGCTCGGACTACGAGGATCTGCGCTACGAGGGGATGGGCGAGCTGTCTCTAGACGAGATGCTGGTCGCCGAGGAACTGGGCGTGTCGGTCATTCGGCTGCGCTACTCCGCGCAGAGCAGCGTGGTTGTGCTGGATCCGCCAACCGGCGCACTCACGAGCAAGCCGTGGTTCGTCCAGCTCGATGACGTGGTAGAAGCCCCAGGAGACCCCGCACCCGCGACGGGGGCAGGCACCCCGGGCGGCGTGACCCCGGACAACGATTGAGGTACTCTCACCGCGTACACGGAGTGTAGCGAATGCCCAGCAGCTTCAAGCTCAACGGTCGCACCATCTACCGCCCCGGTGTCTACGGCAACGTGGACGTGTCGGCGTTGGGGGGGAAGGGCACGGCCACCGGCAACGTCGCACTGGTGGCGGATCTGCCCGGCTTCAAGAAGGCCACCCCGCTGTCGTTCAATGGACAGCGCGGGTTTACAGGCTACGACCCCGCCGACGACGAGCTGGCGCTGTTGGCGTCACTCGCGTTCAACCCCGCCGCGGACGACGCGATCCCGGGCGGCGCCAACACCCTGACCATCGTGTCCGCCAACGACCCCACCCAGGCGTTCGTCAACGTGGACGACGTGGGCGCGGCCGTGGCGATGACGATCAAGAGCAAGGTGTGGGGCAAGGCCGGTAACCGGGTCAACTACGATCTGCTCAAGGCCGCGGACGTGCACACGTTCCAGTTCGTGCGCGACGGCATCAGCGAGGAGTTCGTGATGACGATCCCCAAGATGGGGACGATCATCTACGACGGCGGCGTGTTGACCACGGCCGTGGTCGAGCGCACGCCTTCACAGCTCCGGTACGAGTGGACGCGCAACCTGGGCGCGGTGCACCCCATCGCAGAGGCGACGGATTGGGACCACGCGCCGACCGAAGGCGTCGTGACCGTGACCATCGACCAGCTTCCCGCAATGGGGATGACCCTCACGGTCACCACCACGGGGACGGACTTGGCGGGGGCCGCTCAGAACGAAGCGCTGGCGTTCACCGACGGTGATCCGCTGACAAAGACCACGACCGCCAGCTTCGGGTCCATCACCAAGGTGGCCAGCTTGCTGGACGGGGGCGCGGCGAACCCGAACGTCACCGTGGGCTGCAACAGCGGCAAGATCATCAGCAACACCGGCCGAAAGCTGTCCGGCGTGCTGACCGAGATGGGGAACCTGGGCGGCGTCACGGTCACGACCGACGACCCCCAGGCCGGATCGCTCGACGCGGCCGACGCGGACTGCACCGCTGGCGAGGTCAGCGTGCTGGCGTCCTACGAGGTACGCGCAGACTCGGCGCTGATCGTGCGGGGGCTCGCGGCGTCACAGCTCGTAGAGGCGGCGCGCGGCGCGAGCTGCGAGGCGATGGACCTGGGCGTGCAGCTCAAGGGCAACTTCGGCGGCGGCTCCGACACCGCTCCCGTGGGCACGGCTCCCTGGCAGGCGGCGCTGGACGCCATCCTCGACAAGAACATCCAGATCGTGATCGTGCTGTCCACGGACACCGCGGTGCACGCGCTGCTGGCCAAGCACTGCAACGACGCGGCGCTTCAGGGCTACGAGCGAAATTGTTGGGTCGGCGGGGTCGGCTCGCAGACGAAGGCCCAGGTGAACACGGAGACAGCGGCGCTCAACACGCGCTACGTGTCCGCCGTCTTCGACCAGATCGAGGTTGACCACCCCAACGGTTCGACGCCGACGCTGGAGCCGTCGTATTTCGCGCTGATCTGCGCGTGTATGCAGGCGGGCTCCCCCGTCGCGTGGCCCCTGACGCACAACCGCCCGCGTATCCGCGACGCCTTCCAGACGTGGTCGCCCAACCTGGACGCTGACGAGATGATCGCCCAGGGCGTCTGTATGCTCACGCAGGACACGCTGGGCTGGCGCATCGAGCGGTCGGTTACGACCTACCGGACGGATGACAACCCGATTCTGTCCGAGACGAGCGCCTGGGAATCCGTCCAAACCTGCGTGCGCGACCTGCGCAGCAAGCTGATCGGGAAGGTCGGTAACCCCGGGGTGGCCGGGACGCGCGGCAAGGTGTTGTCCGCATCGCTCGACCGGCTGGACGAGCAGGTCAAGCTGGGGTGGATCAAGGCGCACCAGAACGTGGACGTGGAAGACCTGGGCGACCGCTTCCGCCTGACGGGCGAAATCGCGCCCGTCGAGCCCACCAACTTCTTCGACATCGCGTTGTCCGCGGTGCGGATCCCGGGGTGATGTAGATGGCGACTCGTGCAATCAGCGGCTCCAGGGCGAAGCTGTTCCTGAACGACGAAGAAGTAGGCTTCGCGGTCAACGTCTCCGGCACCGAGACGCAGATGCTCCAGCGCGTGGACGCGATGGGGGATGCGTACTCAAAGGAGATTGTGGCCGTGCGGCGTGTGGCCAGCTTCAACGCGGCGCACGTGCGCATCAAGCGCGGCTCGCTGAAGGCGCTCAGAGCGATGGCGCGTGGTTCGACCACCAACATCCTGAACTTCCCGCCCCTGACTGCGATCCTCTACGACGACCTGGAAGATGAGCCCATCGAGAAGATCACCGGCTGCGTCTGCGAGCAGCGAAGCTGGTCGGTCGATGCCGCGGGCATCCTCAACGAGAACGTGTCTTTCCAGGCGATCCGACTCATGGACGAAGACGAGCAGTAAGGGGGCGCTGTGGGGGCTGCTGATACCTTGGACCTGCGCGCAGCGGCGCGCGCTACCGACCCTGCGCACGAAGACGACGCCCCTCTGGTACCGCGCGAGCGCGTCGCAAACATCGCGTACCACGAGAAGCGCGCAGCCGTGGTGCTGCGGGCACCCGACGGTGCACAGCGCACACATGCCGACCGACTGGCGGCGACCCTGGCAGGTGTCCCCTGGGCGCAGCTCTCCCCGCTGGCGCAGGCGCGCTTTCAGTCGCTTGCGATCTTCGCGGTGTGCATCAGCAAGACGCCTGACTGGCTCGATGCTGCGGCGCAGGAAGACGACGAACTGCTGTTCGCATTGGCGGGGGCTGCGGAGGCCCACGCCCTGGCCTACTTTCTCCGAGACGATGGATCGGGTGGGGCGGCTGAGAAACCTCCGCGGGTGGTGGTGGCGCTCGCAGACGCCTGATCCGGCGCTTGCCGGAGCTGTTGAGTTTGAGCGGGTGCTGATGGCACTCGACCCCGATGCTTGGGCAAAACTGAGCGGGCCGACGCGCGACGACGCCGGCCGGCTGGTCACGGGTGATCCGGTCGTGGACGCGTGGGAGCGCGAAGCGTGGGAGGAAGCCGCCCGTGAGTAGCGAAAAGCATACAACCGAAATCGAGGTCAACATCACCACGGCGTCCGCCGAGGCGGCGGTCGAGCGGGTGTTGGCCAAGCTCAACAAGGCGGCAAACGTAGCGGACGGGCTTGGCATCGGCGACGGCGGCCCCCAGGGGTCCCAGGGGACCAGCTCCGCAGGCTCGCGCACCACCACCAGCTCCGCGCGCCCTGCACTGCCCCACGGGGCGCCCGCGGGCAGCTCAACGACCAGCTCCGCGGGGGCAGGAGCGCTCCCCACGCTCCCTGGGGGCGGAAGCGGCGGGGGCGGCGGCGGCGGGGGCGGCGGTGGGCAGTACGGACCCGCGCGACCAGACACGGGTCGAGGTAGCAGGGAACAAGAGCGCTGGAACGAACAGCGTGAGCGTGCGATCCGGCGCCGGGAGTGGGAGGCGTCCAAGGTGCCCCCCGCGGAGCCCCCCCCGCCGCAGCACTTGGTACGCGACGCGGCCATGCAGCAGGCGCAGGGCGGTGCAGTGGGCGCCGTCGGGGCGCTTGCAACGGCATCGTCCGGGGCGGCCGGGATGCTCACCGTAGGGGCAGGCGCGGCGCGGGGCGCCGGGAAGGCCGCTGGGGCTATCGGCAAGGCCGAAGGCACCCCCCTTTTCAAGCGCCTGGGCATGGCGGGCATGGCTCTTGGGGGGCTCAGCGGCGCGGGGATGGCGCTGGGTGCGGCAAGCTACGGCGCTCGTATGGGCGCGATTGGCGAGCGTGCGGGGCTAGAGGAAGGGGAGTTGCAAGCGTTGCGAATGGGCGGAGGTGGTGTGCCCCGCAACTACTACAACGTGATGTCGGATACCTGGGGCGCGGACCCCCAAGAGGCGCTTCAGATGATGGTCCAGGGGACCAGCGCCGTGGGGATGCGGCAGTGGGGGGGCACCAAAGCCCGCACCTTGGTCAACACGATGTTTGCAGCAAAACGTAGCGGCATGAGCCCCGGTAGTATCTCCAGTATGGCAGCTACTTACGGCGCTGGGGGCGGGTCGTTGAAGGGGTTGAATGCGCTCGGTGAACTGGATCGGATGACCCTCGGGCTTACGGAGTCGATGGACATTTCAGGAAGCCGCGCCGACGAGGTGCTCTCCGCCTTGGTGGGGGCTATTGGAGCCCGCGCAGGTAGCGGGCGCATGGCCGACAGCAACAAAATGGCGGCGTTCACCTTGGGGCTCCACAAGACCGGAATCTCAGAGGTCAGAGGCACGGGGGCGGCTCGTGCGACTGCCCGCATGATGGGGTACGGCACCAGCGCGGCGCAGTCGTTCGGCTCCAACTTCGCGGGGCTGGGGCAGGCGGCGTTGCTCGCCGAGGCGTTTCAGGGCGGGGGGTCCATCGAGCAGATCATGGCGCGGCTGGACGAGCAGGGGCAGAGCCCCCAGGCGGTGCGGCAGGCGTACCGGAACCAGCTCGGCGGGGCAGCGAAATATGCGCTGTACGGCGAAGGCGAGTCTGCGCGGAGTGCTCGGGGCATCTTGGCGGCAGATCCGACTGAGCCGTCGAGAGCCTGGGCGCCTTCGCTCGTGGAGCCGGGCGACCTGATGTCTCTTCGTCGCGCACAGGCACGGCGGGCGGCACGGCGGGTGGACGGGGTGGATGTAGCCCAGGGCGTGCAGTTGATCGGAATCGCAGAGGACATGGAGGCGGCGCTGATGGCGGTTACGCGTGGTCCCGCGGGGCAAAAATTCACTGAGATCATGGAGCGTATCGCCCGGTACTTGGCCCCGTGACGGCGCGGCGTAGTCCCCTACGTGCTGAAATCCACACGTACGATGGGGTCGAGGATATCACCGGGTGGGTGGGTAGCCTCTCGTACACCAACAGCACGACGGGGGGGACGGCGCAGGCGACGCTGCATATCCCGTTGCAGAGCTGGGGACGGATGGGGCGCAAGGTGCCCGTGCTCCCCGGGGCGTGGCTGGTGGTTCGTGATGCGGGGACGCACCAGACGCATTGGTGGGGGCGCATTGACGCCGTGTCGACGGGGCGCGAGGTAGCCGCGGGGAGCGCCCCGCACGGGGTGACGACCACACCCGTGAGCATTTCCGCGCAGACCTACGAACAGATGTTGGGTAAC